ACAGACATGGCAGCGAAAAATGGGCAAACAGGGCGGCGTTTTCACAGGCGTCAGCCCTGTTCCGTTTCCGCAGGATCCCGAACCTTGAAATCACCACTGATCTCGTGCTCGTATGCAGCGACGGCAGATACAACATTATCAGTGTTGAGGACGTGAAACGGCGAGGGATGTATATTGAGGTGCTTGCTGAGAAAGTGAAATCAAGCGGTACGTAACTGGAGGTGGCTGCAACGTGGCTAAGGTGGAAGTTAAAATGCCGGAAGAGTTCTTGCTCAAGTTATCCAGACTTGGAGAAAGAACAGACGAAATCATACCTAAGGTGCTGGAAGCAGGCGGAGAAGTGGTACTTTCAAAAGTGAAGTCAAACCTTCAGTCGGTCATCGGAAACGGCACTAAATACCCGTCCAGAGCAACCGGTGAATTGGTGAATGCTTTGGGCCTCTCCCCTGCCAAACAGGACAGGGACGGAAACCATAACATTAAGGTCGGCTTTACGGAGCCGAGAAAAGACGGGGAAAGCAACGCCAAGATTGCCAACATCATCGAGTACGGCAAATCGGGACAGCCAGCTAAGCCGTTTTTGAAACCGGCGAAATCGGCGTCGAGGAAGCCCTGCATCGAGGCAATGAAAGCAAAGCTTGAAGAGGAGCTGGGTCGGATATGAGCATATTGTCAGAGTTAAATTCGTTATTGGATGTTTTGGGCATCCCTGTTGAAACCGGAGTATTCAGCGGCGTGCCGCCGGATGAATACCTCGTGATCACGCCACTGGCGGATACCTTTGAAGTCTTTGCCGACAACCGCCCTCGCAATGAAGTGCAGGAGGCGCGGTTGTCTCTGTTTTCTAAGGGCAATTATTTAACTCTCAAAAATCAGTTGGTGAAGGCGCTGCTGGACGCGGACTTTACCATTACCGACAGGCGGTATATAGGCCATGAGGACGATACCGACTATCATCATTATGCCATCGATGTGGCAAAAGAATATGAAGTAAGGGAGGAATGAGAGACATGGCCACAATCGGACTGGACAGGTTATATTATGCCAAAATAACTGAGAATGAAAACGGAGAAGAGACATACGACACGCCTGTTCCGTTGGCTAAAGCGATTACGGCGGAGCTTTCGGTGGAACTGGCCGAAGCGACGCTTTATGCCGACGACGGGGCCGCCGAAGTGGTCAAGGAATTTCAAAGCGGCACCCTGACTCTTGGCGTTGCGGATATCGGCGCTGCAGCAGCCGAGGTTCTGACGGGAGCTACCCTTGACGACAATAAGGTGCTGATTTCTGCCAGTGAGGATGGAGGCGCACCTGTGGCAATCGGCTTTAGAGCCAAGAAAGCTAACGGCAAGTACAGGTATTTTTGGCTTTATAGGGTAAAATTCGGCATTCCGGCGACAAATCTGCAGACGAAGGGCGACAGCATTACCTTTTCGACACCCACCATTGAAGGGACAGTCATGAGACGTAACAAACCAGATGGCCAGGGAAAGCACCCTTGGAAGGCGGAGGTCAGCGAAGACGATCCCGGTGTATCGCCTGAAACTATTACCGGTTGGTATACGGAAGTTTATGAGCCGGTATTTGCTGTGGGAGGAGGTAGCGAATAATGCAGGATAATGACAGAAGCGCAATTATCAAAATAGGCGATGAAGAATATCAGCTTATTCTAACCACTAAAGCGACAAAGGAGATTGCAAAAAGGTACGGCGGTCTTGAAAACCTCGGCACGAAACTGATGAAAACCGAGAACTTCGAGATGGCTCTTGACGAAGTGGTATGGCTGATTACGCTGCTGGCTAACCAGAGCATTTTGATACACAACCTGAAAAATAAGGATAAGCGGGATCTTTTGACTGAAGAGGCGGTGGAGCTTCTCACCTCACCGCTGGAACTGGCAGCATATAAAGACGCTATCATGGAAGCAATGTTCAAGGGAACCAAAAGAAACGTTGAAAGTGAGGATGACGTAAAAAACACACCGGCCGGGTGAACGACGAGGAATTGTTCACTCGGCTTCTATATTACGGCACTGTCCAGCTTAATCGTTCAGAGGAAGAAGTATGGCTCATGCCTGTTGGATACCTGCTTGATTTATGGGAGTGCCATAAGCAGTTTTTAGGTATTTCCAAACCGAAGCGGGAGCTGACCATAGATGAAGTGATACCTTATGGAATTTAAAAATTTTGCAGGAAGGAGGCGGTTATGTGGCAGACGATTTTGGCTTGAAGATTGGCATTGAAGGAGAGCGCGAGTTTAATAACGCCATACGGGAAATCAACCAAAGCTTCAAGGTACTGGGCAGTGAAATGAACTTAGTTGCATCCCAGTTTGATAAGCAAGATAAATCCGTTGAAGCAGTTACTGCAAGAAACAAGGTGCTGAATAAAGAAATCGAATTGCAGAAGGAAAAAATTGCTGCTTTGGAAAAAGCGCTTGCTAATGCCGCCTCCTCTTTCGGGGAGACCGACAAGCGTACTCAGTCCTGGCAGATACAGCTTAATAACGCCAAAGCAGAGCTGAACAAAATGGAGCGCGAGCTGGAGGCAAACAACAACGCGCTGGACAATGCGGGAAAAGAGTTTGACGAAGCGGAAAAACAAGCGGACGAATTCGGCAGAGAAATTAAAAAGGCCGCGGATCAGGCAGACGACGCAGGCGGGCGCTTTGAAAAACTGGGCGGCGTATTGAAAGGAATTGGCGTGGCCATGGGCGCGGCGCTTGCAGCCATTGGTACAGCGGCGGTCGGCGCTGGCAAGGCGCTGGTGGATATGTCGGTCAATTCGGCTGCCTATGCCGATGAAATCCTTACCGCCTCGACCGTAACCGGCATGTCCACCGACAGCCTGCAGGCGTATAAATACGCCGCGGAGCTTGTGGATGTCTCCTTGGATACTTTAACCGGCAGCATGGCAAGGAACGTCAGATCCATGTCTTCCGCAAGAAAAGGCACCGGAGATGTCGCAGACGCTTACCGGAGGCTCGGCGTTTCGGTAACTGACGCAAACGGCAATCTGCGCGACAGTGAAACCGTCTACTGGGAAACCATAGACGCCCTCGGCAAGGTGTCAAACGAAACCGAGCGCGACGCGCTGGCCATGCAGATTTTCGGCAAATCGGCACAAGAACTCAACCCCCTGATCACGCAGGGTTCGGCAGGGATAGCGGAGCTGACGGATGAAGCCAGGCGCATGGGCGCGGTGATGAGCGAGGATTCGCTGAACGCTCTCGGCAAATTTGATGACAGCATCCAGCGGCTCAAAGCAGGCAGCGCAGCAGCCAAGAACATGCTGGGTACCGTGCTGCTTCCCCAGCTTCAGATATTGGCCGACGACGGAGTTGCGCTTCTTGGAGAATTTACTCGTGGATTATCTGAAGCGGGTGGCGACTGGACGAAGATAAGCGAAGTCATAGGCAATACGATGGGAAGCCTTGTAAATATGCTGATGGAAAACCTGCCGAAACTCATTCAGGTGGGATTGGATATCGTCACATCCATCGGTGGGGCAATAGTGGATAACCTCCCGGTCATTATCGACGCGGCTGTTCAGATTGTCATGACCCTATTGCAGGCGTTGATTGACGCGCTGCCGCAGATAACAGAAGGCGCTTTGCAGCTTGTCATGGCGCTGGTGCAGGGGATTATTGACAACCTGCCCGCTCTGCTGGAAGCAGCAGTGCAAATGATTGCGACGCTGGCGACTGGTGTCGGGGAGGCGCTACCTGAACTGATCCCGGCTATTGTCGAAGCCGTCATCCTTATCTGCGAAACGCTGATAAACAACATGGATCAGATACTTGAGGCAGCGTTTGCCATTATTGAAGGGTTAGCGCAGGGGCTTTTAAACGCCCTGCCAAGGCTTATCGAGGCATTACCTCAACTTATTATGACCATCATAAACTTTATCACCAATAACTTGCCGAAAATTGTGGAGATGGGCATACAGCTTACCGTCCAATTAGCAGCAGGCCTTATCAAGGCAATACCCCAACTTGTAGCAAGCTTGCCTCAGATTATATCTGCAATTATCCAAGGGTTGGTAAAGGCTATCCCCTCAGTTGCAGATATTGGCAGGAACATCGTGAAAGGTTTGTGGGAAGGTATTCAAAGCCTTGGAAGCTGGATAAAGGACAAAATATCAGGTTTCTTTTCCGGAATCGTTGAGGGGGCAAAAAATCTCCTGGGCATACATTCACCATCAACAGTTTTTGCTGGTATCGGGAAAAACATGGGTGAAGGAATAGGAATAGGGTTTGATAAAGCAATGAACACAGTCGTACAGGATATGCAAAAGGCTATTCCTACTGAATTTGAGATAGATGCAGGTCTTAAGACGGGTGCTTCAGGCATCACTGGAAAGAGTGCTGTAAATGGTAATGGATTTATACTCCATATCGAAAATTTCTATAATAATACAGAAAAGGATATTGAGCAGCTTGCTTATGAATTTGAGTTTTATAGACAGCGTTTATCCTTCGCAAGGGGTGGTGCATAATGCTTAGTTTTGTTTTTAATGGGAAAGACAGTTTTAAAGATTATGGGATATTTATAGAAAAGCGGCCCAATGTACCTTCTCCAAAGCGCAGGGTTTCATATATTAATATTCCGGGAAGAAATTCGAGTCTGAGATATGACGAGGAAACCTATGAAGATATAACTTTATCCGTAGAGTGTGCTGTAATTGGCAATATACAAAGCAAAATTGACGATATTAAGGCATGGCTCATTGGTTCAGGCGAAAGTGATCTTATTTTCAGTTTTCAGAGTGATAAGAAATACATTGCACAGGTTGTAAACAGCATCGATTTTGAAGTTATCCTGAAGATTACTTCAAGGTTCGTAATCATTTTTAACTGCAGGCCTTTTAAATATTCAGTGATGAATGAGGTTATTAATATTACTTCAGGAACGGGGACATCTGTTTTAAACCGTGGAACTGTTAAAAGCAGGCCTTTAGTCAAGGTTTATTGTTCTGGGAACGGCGCTTTTGTTATTAATAACAAAGAAGTTAAATTGATAGGTATTGAAAAGCCTTATGTTGTTATTGATAGTGAGCTTGAGGAAGCCTATTTTGTTGAAAGCGGAATCCTATCTAACGCAAATAATTATATGTCAGGCGAGTTTCCAGTTCTTGATGTTGGTAATAACATTGTCACTTTTAACGGTGGGGTGAGTAAATTAGAAATCACTCCTAATTGGCGGTGGTTGTGATGATTCATGTTTATGATAAAAAAGAGAAAAGCTTTGATAAAAATGGGCTTGCAGTTTTAAACGAGGCAGTGGAATGTAAGATAATAGAAAAACTGAATAATGAATATGAATTGATATTGTCATATCCTTTGCACTCGAAAAAAGCGCAATATCTTCAACCATTTAATGTTATCAAAGCTGACGGTCAGTTATTCAGGATTTATAACACTGATAAGGACAGTAATACCGGATTAGTCACAGTTTATGCAAGGCATATTTTTTATGATCTATTAAATTACATCATTGAAGATAGAAGGGCTGAAAACAAAACTTGTAAGGAAGCACTCGATATAATATTGGAGGAAATAGGACTTTCAGAGGTATATACAGCTGAATCGGATCTCACTGAAGTTGCTACGCAATATTTTGTTAAGAAAAATGGAGTAGAGGCTGTTTTCCTGCTTGTAAATGAATGGCAGGGTGAGTTGGTGCGTGATAATTACACAATTGGAATTATGAAAAGTAAAGGGACTGACAGAGGGGTGCACATTAGGTATGGTAAGAATATTATCGGGATAAGTGAAAAATTGAATTGTGACAATGTAGCGACTTGGATTTACCCGGTTGGCATGGATGGGATTACACTGCCGGAGAAATATTTATTAAATCCGCTATGGGAAGGTTCGGATTACCCTGACTTTGCTCTCGTCAAGATGGTTGAGTTTAAAGAGGCAAACAGTGAAGGATTACTTAGAATAGAGGCACAAAAGTATCTTGATTCCCATGCAATTCCCGATGTCAATTATAAGGTTGATTTCATTTTGTTGGGACAAACCGAGGAATACAGGAATTATAAAGCACTTGAGCATGTTGAAGTTGGTGATATTGTAACAGTAAAGCACAGTATTCTTGGTATTGATATTAAGGTGAAAGTCATAAGCATTGAGAAAGATATTTTAAGTGCAAAAAACACAAGGGTTGAACTTGGACAACCACTAAGTACCCTTGAACAGTATTTTGCCGAAATCTCAAGAAACAGCGAAATTTTAGCAAGTACAATCTCTCAGGCATTAAGTTCCATGCTGTACTTTACAAATCCCAGTACTCTCATTATAGGGACTGCTGAAAAGGAAGTCATTTATATGCCCATTGGTACTGTGAGAAATACGAATATCATGTCTTACTTGATTTTGAGCGTAAATGCTTCTTCCGTTTGTACTTTGACTATAAAATATAGTCTCGATAACAGTATCATTCCAGTCAATTTAAAACAGAAGCTGCAGATAGGAGATAACTTAATAGCAATTCCTATGGCATTAGTGGCCATTCCGGAAGGAGGTCACTATTTTAGCGTAAAGCTCAGTCTAGATACGGGTTCTATTACAATTATGCCAAATGGTCTGCAGCTTGCTATTGACGGAAGAAATCTGACAGGGGGTTTAAGCTCGGAAATACCCCATGCAGAAGTAAGAGAAGAATTGAAGTACTCCGACGTAAGTTCAAATAGAGTGACTTTCAATTATATAGTACAGTCAAAAGTTCCTATTCCTGCAGCATGTACTGAAATGCTTATATATACTGATGTCAGCGAAGACCGGACAACTGAAGTTGTAGATATTATTTTAACGCAGGAGGTGTGATTAGGAAATGCATGAAGCTAAAGGTTATGACAAAAGCTTTATTGATGGAACAATAAAAGAGCATATAAAGATGAAGCCGGATGTCGAGATAAAGGGTGTAGTTACAATCCAGTTGTTTGACGAGAAAGGTAAGCTGGAACGTGAATAAAGACTGAGAATCGCATTACCGACTCAATTGCGAGAATGGCTTTCATGGATTATTTCTGTTGCAGGATAAGAGGAAATCCATGGGGTGTGCAATACGAGTACAATGACGATGAGGTAGGCAGTTCAATTTCTGTTAAAGATAGTAATTATACGGAGCAGAATGGATCATATTCATACTTTACAGCACCTTTTCGACATTTTTTCCTTACAGATGACGCTTCTCCAGAAGAGGGTTTCGCAAGAGCTATAAAAGGAAATATTATAGGCTGGGCAGACAAATCCCGGCCGTATGCAGGATCAAGTACGGTAAAAGGGACAATTAATCTCAGCGAATCTTTCTTTACGGAAAGCAATCTGCATTTTGTATTTGACTTTCCAACAAGTGTTGCAAATGGTAAGTTTCAGAAGCTGTGGTGGTGTGAGATGAAATATGATTCAACTACACAAGAAATATTGTATGGACTAAGACCAATATCAAGAAGATATAAGCTTGATGGCTATACGGGTAAATCAGTAAATATACAAGCACCTACAAACTTTACTCCCGGTAATTATAACACATATAAGTTTAGAGTATTTAAGTATAATAATAAACTCTATGTGATTGGGGTGAATATTAGTACAGGAAGAATATGCATGGCGGTTATTGATCTTGATACAGAAGAATATACCGAAGTTGATTTATACACAACAATGGGATTGACATCATCGAGTTACAGGCCATCAGCATACTTGATGGCTCAGGAAAATAATTATGTCTACATGATGTATCCGTCCTACAGTAATAGGTTGCACATATTAAACCTTGATGACAATACCAAAACTGAAATTATTCTGTCGGATAGCTACTATAACCTTATAGGTAAACAAATCCCAGAAATACCTTCAAATTGGTACAGTAGTATTGATTCCTATTTGCAAAATGGCATGATGGCTTGTAAAAACGGTAGATTATATATACCTTTGAGGTATTATAACGGAAGTACAAGTAAAACTTTTATTTTAGTTTGTAATCCGGATGAGAATCTTACTAAAACAGCTCTGTACGACTTAAGTACGGTGGGTTCACCTGCTGGACCGTTTTCAACCAGTGCAATGTCATTGGATGGCTATGATTTAAAGCTACAATCAAGGGATGCGGATACATGGTTTGTCTGTAACGGAAGTTATACTTTTATTACAGACAATAGCTTTAACATTATTGATATTGGATATAGAGATCATACCTTTGACTACCGGTACTTCTTAGAAGATACTCCTGGATGTGCAATCAAAAAGTATTATGTACCAAGCGGCAGCCAAATTTATCAATGGCAATATTACTGGAGCATTTGGGAACCAATAGCAGCAATGACTTTACTTCCGAGTCCGGTAACCAAAACTCCTACTAATACAATGAAAATACAATATGACTTTAATATCCAAAGAGTAGATCCGTTTCAGCCATAGAATGGAACAAGTCTAATTATTGAAAGCGCCTTTGTTGATACAGAGGTGCTTTTTTATATGGAAAATTATAAAGAAATGAGGGATTTAATATGAAAGAAGTTTGGAACTGGATGCAGATCGTTTTCGCTGCGATCGGTGCATTTTTAGGCTGGTTTCTCGGCGGGCCGGACGGTTTTCTGTATGCGCTTATTGCTTTTGTGGCCATTGACTATCTCACCGGTGTGATGTGTGCCATTGCGGACAGGAAGTTATCAAGTGAAATCGGAGCAAAGGGCATCTTCAAGAAGGTGCTCATTTTTGTGATGGTGGGCGTGGGACACATCATTGACAGTCAGGTGCTCGGCAACGGCGGCGCGGTGCGGACAGCAGTTATCTTCTTTTATTTGAGCAATGAGGGGATTTCAATACTGGAAAACGCCGCACACATAGGACTGCCGATTCCTGAAAAGCTGAAGAACGTACTGGAACAACTGCATAGTCGCTCAAATGAGGAGGATGAAAAGAAATGAAGCTTTTTACTAAATACATGACGCGAAACGATTGCTATACAGCAGGCCGCAAAATCACGCCTAAAGGAATCATGGTACATTCGACGGCTGTGCCGGGTGTAATGGCGACTGAGTGGTTTTCCCGTTGGAACAGATCTTACAAAGCCGGTGAAATAAACAGGCAGGTATGTGTTCACGCTTTTGTAGACGATAAAGAGGTTTGGCAGTACCTGCCTTGGGATCATCGCGGGTGGCATGCAGGAGGCTCCGGCAACGACACGCACATAGGGTTTGAAATTTGTGAACCCGCCGGGTTTTCGTATAAATCCGGGTCGGTGATGGTGGGTTATGATGCAGCAAAGCAGGAAGATTATTTCCGTAAAGTATGGCAGAACGCTGTTGAACTCTGTGTCATGCTCTGCAGGGAATACGGCCTTAATGAGAATGACATCATCTGCCACTCCGAAGGATACAAGCTCGGTATTGCCAGCAATCATGCTGATGTGATGCACTGGTTTCCGCGTCACGGCGAAAGCATGGACACATTCCGTGCGGCAGTTAAGGCTGGATTGGCAGAAAAACCAGAAACAGAAATGCCTGCAGGTGACGATAAGAAATACTATCGTGTTCAGGTGGGCGCATTCTCATCCAAAGCAAATGCCGAATCGATGCTTAAAAAGCTTAAGGCGGCAGGTTTTGATGGTTTCATAAAATATAGTTGATATAAGTCTTTATAAGCCCACAGCTACGGTAACCATTCCGAGTTGTGGGTTTTATTTTTTTGTCTTTTTCATGGGGTTCGAATTACGCTGTTTTTTCGCATATCGGCAGGAGGTAATGCCATATGCAAGTGAAGCAAATCACAGAACTCTCAAATTCTCAATTTGCTGCCAAGCGGAAGCCCGTAACAGAAGAGAGGCTCCAGAACGAGTATGATTATTATCGCTCACTGATGCTGCTTCAAAAAATGCTGAATGTAGGACTGATTACACAAGAGGAGTTCGTGAAAATCGACCTCCGTAACCGTCAATCTTTCTCACCTTTTGGAGCCGAGTTAATGCCCTGAAACGCTTGATAATACAGG